CCACCATACGCGACTTCGGAGAACGTCCCTCTCGAACGTCTCCGATCCTGAGTCCCCTGAGAGCCTTGCGCTCCAGGGGATTTTTATGTCTACCTCGCCACTCTCGCGGTCGACGGTAACCTTTGAAACCAGGTCCTCCATGAGCCTGTCGCCCGCCTGGCGGTAGAGCTGCGTGGTCACGAACTCCCTTATCTCCTCGACGTCCGGCACGGACGCCCTCGCGCGTGACAGGCGGGCCGTGAGGCGGCTCCTCTCCTCCCGCAGGGCCTCGATGCGCTCCCTGGCCCCGTCGGGCACCACTCCGGCCTCTATGGCCCTCAGGATGTTCGCGCTGCGCCTCTCCGCGTCCGCGATCGCTGCCTCGATCGAGGACGTGTCGACTCCCGCCTCCTCGACCATGGCCGCGTGCGCCCACTCGGCAAGCGTCCCGGCGGTGGACGGGTCGGCGAAGCACTCCGCCAGCGCGTCCCTCACCGTGGACTCCACAAGCTCCTTGGCCACGCGCCACTCGTGGCCGGCGCCCACCGGCACGCTGTAGTAGAGGTAGCGCCTGCCCGTGCCTGACGTCCCGGCGGTGCCCCTGAATGGCTTGCCCGTCTGCGCGTCCCAGAGCTTGCCGGACAGCGGGAACGAGTACTTGCGGGGCTTGCGCGCCAGCCTGTCGTTGGCCTCGTACCACGTGGCGTCGTCCACGATGCGCGGCATGCCTCCCTCGTCCCTCACGTCGCCGAAGTGGTAGACGCCCCTGTACCTCTCGTCCATGACCATCCTCCTCACGGAGTCGTAGTTCAGCTCGTTGCCCCTGCGCGTGCGCAGGCCCTGCGCGTTGGCCCAGTCGCGGGCCTCCTTGCGGCCCTTCCCCGCGGCCACAATCTCGAACACGCCGCGCACTATCGGGGCCTCGCGCGGGTCGAGCTCGTAGCCGCCAGCCGCGTCGACGGCGTATCCCATGGGGAGCACGCCGTTTGCCTTGTGCTTGAGGGCGTTGCCGTGCATGCCTCGCCTGACGTTCTGTCCCAGGGCCGCGCTGTAGTACTCGGCGAAGGAGTCCAGCACGCCCTCCATGATGATGCCCTCGGGGCCGTCGGGTATCGCCTCCGTGGCGCTGAGCAGCCGCACGCCGGAGGCCCTGAGGCGCATCCTGTAGCGGGCGCTGTCCGCGCGGGAGCGCGCGAAGCGGTCGAGCTTGTAGACCACCACGGCCTGCCAGCCCGCGCCCGCCTCGGCGTCGGCCACCATGCGGCGGAACTCGGGCCTCCTGTCCGTGCGCCCGCTTATGTGGCGGTCGGCGTAGGTCGCCGCCACCTCCCAGCCCTCGCGCGCCGCCCACTCGCGGCACACGCGCAGTTGGTCCTCTATCGACTCCTCGCGCTGCCTCTCGCTGGAGAAGCGGGCGTATATCGCGCAGCGCCTCCTCCTTGCCATCGTCACTTGGCCCTGTACCTGTGGCCGCACGAGAGGCACACGTACTCCCTGTGGCCGCGCTTGCCGAGCATCGCACCCACCGCCGCGCCCGCAGGCCCCGCGACCGCGCCGCCGACCAGCGCCTTTCCGGCAGACAGCGGCCTTCCGGTGTCGCCGACGAGGGCGACGTCCTCGGAGCCGCACTTGGGGCACTTGAGGCCGGCCTTGCGCAGCGCCTTGTCCCTCTTGTCCATTGCCTTCTCCACGCTCCTCTCCTCAAGGCGCTCGCGCGCCTCCTCAAGCCTCTGCTCCCTCTCCGCAAGCTCCGCCTCGGTCGGCTCTGACACGCCGCCGTGACCCTTCACATACATGCCGACGCCGTAGCCAGCGAATGCCACGATGACCCACATGACCGTCGCACCCGCCCCGTCCTTTGTCGTCACGGCCATGAACAGGCCGCCGAACATCGCCGCAACGGACACGAGCGGAAGAACGATGCCGACGAGTAGAGCCTCTCCCGCTCCAGGAACCCTTCTTGCCATTCCCTCTCTCCTTTCCATCGAAAGCGTTTTACAGGTGCGGGCCGGATTGTGGAGACGGCCCCATGCCGCCGAACCTCCCCGCCGCCTGCCCTACACCGTTTCCCGAGGGGTTTACAAACGTCCCAAAATCGCCTCGGGGGGGGGGGGATTACATATGTCCAAGATTTCGCTCCCGCAGGTAGATGTGGTGATTCGAGTGTTGACATGGTGTGGCGAGACTCCTATAACGCTGGCAGTCAGTGGTTTCACAAGTCTGATACCACCTAGCTGGAAAGCTTCCGCGCGTCTCGCGCGTCATCCAACAACTTCTCTTTCCTCTCAGGCGAGCATGCGTCGTAGCAGTCATTCAGCTCTGCCTTAGCCGGATCGTCATACGCAACGTCAGAGCTTGTGACGTAAAGATCATGCACGGCGCAGTCGAGGACGGAGGCAATGTTGATGAGGTTGTCGAGACGTGGGAAAGACTCATTTCTAACCCATTTACCGACTGATCTAGTTGATACACCGAGGGCCTTTGCTAAGTCTTCCTGTCTCATGCCACGGGATTTGAGAACTTCGCCAATCCTAAGCGACACGTCAATCATTTGGACTCCCTGTTTAGAAGGGTTATGTGACCCCTTTTATACCACAGACGTAACAAAAATTCCTTTTTTTGAGTTGCAAATGAACAAGAGGACGTTTATGGTTGTCGGCGTAGGAACAAAACATCCTATGCCGCATGAGTAAGGAGGTCGAAGTTGACTGAGTGTTTTGATGCGGCTGTCGTGGCAAGGAACATCAAGGCGAGGCGAATCGCCAAGGGCTTCGGCACACAGGAGGAGCTTGCGAAAAAGTCTGGGCTGTCTCAGAACGCAATCTCATCCTGGGAGAGCCAAAGAACTGTTCCAAACGGAAAGTCAATCGTCATCCTTGCCACTGCGCTTGAGTGCACGGCAGACGAGCTCCTAGGTTTGAGCGGAGGTGAAAGACATGAGCGACATTCAGTTGTTTGACAACGAGAACTTCGGCACCATTCGCGCGTTTCTCGCCGAGGACGGTCAGCCGTGGTTCGTGGCCTCCGATGTCGCCAAGGCCCTCGGGTACCGCATGGCAAGCGACATGACGCGCCGCTTGGACGAGGACGAGAAGGGTACGCGTTTAATGCGTACCCCCGGCGGTGACCAGCGGGTTCTCTGCATCACCGAGCCCGGCCTCTACAACGCGGTCCTCGGCTCAAAGGTGCCGAGCGCCAGGGCCTTCAAGCGCTGGGTCACTCACGAGGTTCTTCCCGCGCTGCGCCTTGACGGCGCGTACGTGGCGGCGAGCGCAACGGACGACGAGGACATCCTCATCGCACGCGCCCTCAAGGCGGTCGACCGCAGGCTCCGCGAGGCCAACGAGGAGAACGACCGCCTCAAGGCCGAGAACCGCGAGCTGCGTGGCAAGGCGAGCCTTTACGACGCGTGGGTTGACGACGCGGACGGGCTCATCAGTGTGACGCGCGCTGGCAAGCTCCTCAAGGGCATGGACGCCACCATGGGCTCCAAGCGCCTGCGCGAGCTGCTTCGCCGGGACGGCTACATCGAGCGCAGGTCGCTTTCCTGCACGGTGAAGGCCATCGAGCCGGGCTACATGCGCGAGCGGCTGGTCAAGTTCCCCGACGGCCACGGCGGCACGCGGGCGAAGAGCTACGGGTGCCTGACCGCCAAGGGCGTGGGCATGTGCGCCATGCGCTACTGCGGCCAGGGCGCGATGCGGGTCTAGACAAGCACCACAAGGACCACCAACGGCAGACGGGGAGACCCGCCTGGTGGCCACCTCTATGCCGAAAACGTGACATTGACGACATGCAGTTAGCTACGCGGCAGGACCGCGCCAGTGCAGTCATGGTGAATAGGCGATTCGGGCTTCTCACAGAGCAAGAAGCCCACAAGTAACAACCAGAGCAGGTGCCGCCACGCCGACCATCGGCGTGCTCCACCTTCGGCGTAACGGTATGCGGGTTCATGCGTTGCCCGCCGCCGCACATAGCAAGCCAAGCAACCGCATGTTGGACGCGGCGACCGTACCGGTGGCGGCGTGGCGGTGCCTGCTCAGGCAAGAGACTAATGCGTGCATGCCACGGTGGCGGGTGAACGGTCCTCGAAGATCATTTGGCGGTCGCACAACCCATAGGAGCACCCGCCGCCATGGCGTGCACGCCGACGCGAGCGTGCCACGCTGCCAGCTTCGCCGAGCGGAGGAGTCGGCTGGGGAGCTGGCGGCATGGCGCGCTCGTGGAACGGCCCGGATGCGTCCGGGGCACAACCGAGGGCGGCTTCCCGACGGTCAGGGGGAGCCGCCCGACAACCCCCACGTAGCTCAGAGGACAGAGCAGCCGCCTCCTAAGCGGCAGGCCGCAGGTTCGAGTCCTGCCGTGGGGGCCATTTCATGCGACAGAAGGCCGATTTTCGTGGGAAGCCCGCAAAAAACGGCCTTTTATTCGCAAAAAGACGAATCAAAGCGAAATGGAGCCACCGCACCGGTGGCAGCTCTCACGCGCTCGGTCTCGGCCCATGGGGCCGTCCTCTCCGGAGCGGCGCGCGACCCCCCCAGAGCTGTCGCCAGTGCCGTGGCTTCGCGGCAAGAGAAAAGCCCCTCAATCCGCCAAGAGTGCAGGGGCTTAACGACCAAAGGAGGCCAGCAATGACTCTATCAGAAAGGCTCGACCGCGCGCTCGCGTGGCTGCTGTTCGACTTCGACCCGACCCCGTGGGCCGAGCGCCACCCGTGGCTCGCGGTCGGCGCGCTGCTCCTCGCGCTCGCCGTCGTCGGCCACTGGGACGTGATGTAGGTGGAGGGGATCACCGCCGCCGCGCTCGCCGGGGCGGTCCACGAGAACAGGGCGCAGACGGCCAAGGTGCTGCATATGACCGAGCGTGAGGTAGAGGCCTTCGCCTGCGGCATCGCGGCGGGAGAGATAGCCGTCGACCTGGTCAAGAGGGGCATGGACAGAAGGAGCGTGCTGGCGTCTATCGCGCTGACGCTCGCCGACGCCGTGGGGGAGGTGCCCGATGGGCTGGATGGCTGACGAGGCGGCCGCCTACGAGGCCGAGCTGTGGGCCGCGGAGCAGTGGGAGAACGAGCACACGGAGGACCAGTGGGACTCCGGCGAAGGCGAAGACGGACTCGAAGAGGAGGAGTGGTGAGCGTGAGGTACGAGGACCTGACCCCCGAGCAGAGGGTGGCCGCGAGGTTCATAGCCGACATGTTCCGCGAGTGGCGGGACGCGCAGGAGGGGGGAGACGCCGATGGCGACAAGCGAGAGGACGGCTGACGGCCCGGTGACGGTCTCGCTCTCCGTTCCGTTCGCGGCCGGGCAGTCGAGGCCCCGCATGACGTCGAGGCCCTTCCCGCACATGGTGAAGCCGGCTCGCGACCGGGAGAGGGAGTCGGCCGTGGCGGCGGCGTTCGACGCGGCGATGGCGGAGCTGGGGCTCGAGGCCCCGCTCGCGCCGCGCGGCGTGCCCGTCGCCGTCTCGGTGAGGGTGTGCCGCCGCCTGCCGAGGTCGGCACCCAAGAGGGTGGTGAGCGAGCCGGACACCGGCAAGCCCGACGCCGACAACGTGGCCAAGCTCGTCATGGATGCGCTCAACGGCCACGCGTACGAGGACGACGCGCAGGTGACGAGCCTGCGCGTCACGAAGATGCCGAGGTCGCGCGTGACGTGCGACCTCATGGAGGTGGAGGTGTTCCGTGGCTGACGAGACAGATGACGTGACCGAGGTGGTGGCCACCACGATAGACCCGCCGGAGCTCCTGGGCGAGGCCGGGCGCTGGCTTGCCGACGCAAGGCTGCGCGTTGCGACGGTGGCCGGCGAGTACGGGGCGCGCCCCGTGGACAGGCCCGGCGAGTACCAGCAGGAGAAGCGCGAGCGCGCGGCCCTGCGCAAGGAGATAGCGGCCATCGAGGATGAGCGCAAAGGCATGACCCGCGCCGTCAAGGAGGCCATCAAGGCCTTCGAGGCTGGCGCGCGCGACGTCCTCGCGCCTCTCGTCGCAATCGACGGCGAGTACAAGGACGCGCTGGACGAGTGGGACAGGAAGTGCGACGCGCTGCGCCGCGAGCGGCTGGAGGAGGCATACGCGGAGTACGCGCCCGACCTTGTGCCGCTGGTGCCGTTCGACCGCCTCTCCGAGAAGTTCTCCAAGGAGGGGAAGTGGTACCTGCGCTCCACCGACGAGGGCAAGGCCCTCATGTCGCTGCGCTCGTGCGTGGCGTCGGTGGCCAACGGCGAGCGGACCATCGACTCGCTTGAGTGGCTGGGCGACGAGGGGAGGGCCGCGCTCAAGGCCGAGTACTTCTCCACGCTGGACCTCTCGGCCTCGCTGCGCGCCGCCCAGGAGCGCGAGGCTCAGCGCCGCAGGGTCGAGGAGCTTGAGCGCACCCGAGCCGAGCGGGAGGCGGCGGCACCGCCCGAGCCTGAGGCGCAGCCGGAGCCGGCGCCGCAGCCGCCGGCGGACGCCCAGACTGCCCCCGAGGGCGACGGCAGGCGGGAGTACAGGTTCATCCTCAGGCTCACGGACGAGGAGCTTGAGCGGTTCATGGCCGCGCTCAGGGAGCTCGGCCTTCACGGAAGGAGAGAGCGTGCCTGACACACAGCTCGCGAAGGCGCAGCCCGCGCAGCAGATGGCCCCGCTGAGGGACCAGATGGCCTACGCGCAGGCCATCGCGCAGTCCAACATCATCCCCGACGCGTACCGCAACAAGGCGGCCAACGTCATGGTGGCCATGAACTTCGGCCAGTCCATGGGCCTGTCCCCGGCGGAGTCCCTGTACCGCATCGCGGTCATCAAGGGCAAGCCGACCATGAGCGCCGAGCTCATAGCGGCCCAGGTGCGCAAGGCCGGGCACAAGCTGAGGATCAAGAAGGACGAGGCGGCCCAGTCCGTCACGGCGACGGTTGTGCGCTGCGACGACCCCGACTACCCCATCAGCGTGACCCGCGACATAGCCTGGGCGCGCGCAATGGGCCTTGCGGGCAACGACAACTACCGCAAGCAGCCCATGACGATGCTCACGTGGCGCGCCATCACCGCCGTGGCCCGCGAGGCGTGCCCGGAGGCGCTGTTCGGCGTGGCCTACACGCCCGACGAGATGCACGACATGGACGCGGCCCCCGCGCCGGAGCCCGCGCCCGTGCCCGTGGCCGACCTCCAGCCGCTGCGCGACCTGTTCCCCGCCTTCACGGCGGCGACCGGCGCGACAGCCGCGCAGGCCGTCGCCGCCGTCTGCGCCAAGTACGGCGTGGCCGCGATGCAGGGCCTCTCGCCCGAGCAGGCCGCCGACGCCGCCGAGTGGATGCGCGGCCAGATAGCCGCCGCGGCGGACGGTGCCGGGGAGCCTCAGGCGGCCGGGGCGGCGAAGCCCGTGGCGGCCACCGACGGGACCGTGCAGCCCGACATGTACGACGAGGACGTGGAGTTCTAGGAGGAAGCAATGTCAATCAATCGAGTCAACATCACAGGCAACCTCACGCGTTCGCCTGAGCTCAAGTCCACCGCCGGCGGAACCCAGGTCCTGCGCTTCGGCGTGGCCGTCAACGACCGCGTGAAGAACCAGCAGACCGGCGAGTGGGAGGACCGCCCGAACTTCGTGGACTGCGTGACCTTCGGTCGCCGCGCCGAGGCCCTGGCCAACATCCTCACCAAGGGCATGAAGGTGGCCGTCGAGGGGCGGCTGCGCTACAGCTCGTGGGAGGCGCAGGACGGCTCCAAGCGCAGCAAGCTGGAGGTCGCCTGCGACGACGTCGAGTTCATGTCGCGCCGAGACGGCGGGCAGCAGGGCGGCGGGCAGTTCGCGGCCCAGCCCGCGCAGCCCGTGTACGACGACGAAGTGCCGTTCTAGCCATGGACTACCTGTCACTGTTCAGCGGCATAGAGGCGGCGAGCGTGGCGTGGGCGCCGCTCGGGTGGCGACCGCTCGCGTTCGCGGAGGTCGACGCGTTCCCCAGCGCGGTGCTGAGGGAGAGGTTCCCGTCCGTCCCGAACCTCGGGGACGTGACCAAGGTGAATTGGAGGGGCTTTGCTAAGGAATTCGGAAGGCCAGACGTGCTTGTGGGCGGAAGCCCCTGCCAGTCCTTCTCAATCGCAGGCACACGAACCGGGCTCGGGGGGGCGAGCGGCCTCATGTGGGAGTACGTTCGCGCGGTTCGCGAGGTCAGGCCTCGCTGGCTTCTTTGGGAGAACGTCCCGGGAGCGCTCTCAAGCACGCATGGGGAGGACTTCGGATGCCTTCTCAGAAGCCTGGATGCGCTCGGGTACGGTCTGGCATGGAGGGTACTTGACGCGCAGTTCTTCGGCGTGGCCCAGCGACGCGAGCGTGTCTTTCTTGTCGGACGCCTTGGAGACCCGGGAGGTCCCTGCCAGGTACTATTTGAGCCCGACTGCCTGTCTTGGAATCCTCCGCAGGGCAGAGAGAAGAGGAAGGAGCTTGCCGCCGCAGCTGGAAGGCGCCCTGCGTGCGCAGGCTTCAAGTACTCCGCCGGAAGCGGGGCAAACGGCGTAGGCCACGAGGAGGAGAGCTGCAACACGTTCACCGCCGACTGGCACGCGCCCGCCGTGTATCCAGTGCAGACCAACTATGGCAGCGACCTTGCCGGCACGCTCACCGCGCGCGGCGACTCGTCCGCGGGGCCGATGCGGGGCCAGAACGTCATCTGCATGACCGACACGCAGACCAACTCCTCGGTGAGCGATGACGGCACGGTCGGCACGATCACCAGCCACAGCAGTAAGGACGCCCCCGCCGTCGCATTCTTCGCCGTTCGCATGCGCGAGGGCAAGGCTGGCGGCGGGAAGGGCCCGCTCGTCCAAGACGATGTGTCCGGAACGATAGCGACCGGGAACGACCAGACGATCTTCTCGTTCGCACAGAACACCCGCGACGAGGTGCGCGTCCAAGGCGACGGCACCCTCTCCGGGGCGCTCTCGGCAAGCCCCGGCATGAAGCAGACCACTTACGTCTGCATGGCCGACGACAACGCCAATGCGGCGGTTGACGTGGAGTGCTGCGGCACCCTCAAGTGCGGCGGCTCCGCGCCACAGGTTGCGCGCCGCATGTCGGTTCGCAGGCTCATGCCGCGCGAGTGCGAGCGGCTTCAGGGCTTTCCGGATGACTGGACCCTCATCCCATGGAAGGGCCGCCCTGCGGAGGAGTGTCCGGACGGCCCGCGCTACAAGGCGATAGGCAACTCTATGGCGGTGCCCGTCATGCGGTGGCTCGGAGAGCGCATCGCGGTGGCGGACCAAATCCCGCCGGAGGAGGTGGAGTGGTGAGTATGGAAGACGAGTGCGTGGAGACGACCTTCGCAAGGGCGCGCGACGAAATCGAGGCCAGGCTCGACCTCATTGGCAGGGTCCTATCGTCTCGCGACGATGCGCTTGAGGCCAACGCGAACATACTGAGCCGCTGCATAGTGCTCCCGCTCGGCGCTGACGGCCTGCCCATAAGGCCGCGCGAGGTGGTCTACGGCGGCGACGGACTCGGGTGGTGCGTGTCAGGCATCGGCTTTGGCGAGCACTGCGTGAAGGCGTGGAGGCTGGACGGGCGCGGCCAGAGGGTCGACCGGGGCCTCCGCCCAGAGTGGCTGGCCCACGAGCGCCCCGACAGCTGGGAGGCAATCGCCGCCGATGCGGGCGGCGAGATAGCCGAGCGCATCCGCAGGCTGAGGGAGGTCGAAGATGGCCACGCCGACTGAGTGGGACCTGATGCGGGAGCGCCTGGTGCGCAACCACACCAAGGCCGAGCTGCGGGACATCGCCAAGGCCGAGGGCGCGGCCTGCACTGGATACAAGGAGGAGGTCGCCGCCTCAATCGTCGCCAACAGGCGCAGGCTCGCCGAGGGGCGGGACGCGCCCGTGCGCGGCAGGTTCGGCGACTACGCGCGCGTCGAGCGGGTGACGTACAGGGACTCGTACCACTGCTGGCACGCGTACAACGACACGTAGGGAGGTCCGTATGGACGACGACAGGGACGGCACTGGAGCGCGCGATCGGCTTTTCGGCGCCCTCGCGTTCGCGCTGGCCGTCTGCATGATGGCGCTGATGACGTGGCTGCTCTCGAAGGCGCTTGGGCTGGGCTTCGACCTGCCGTGGGCGCTCCTGGCGGGCGCGTACGCCGGGCTCGTCGGCCTCGTCTCGGGCAGGGGCTAGCCATGCTCAGGCGCGGAGACGAGCTGCCGACGCTGGCGCGCTTCAGGGGCTACGCCCTGCACGCCCGAGACCTGGAGTCCAGGAAGGCCGCGAGGCCGTCCTCGCCGCAGCAGGCCGCGCGGTGGCGGGCGATATGCGCCGCGCACGAGGCGGCGCTCGACCGTGCCTGGGGCGACGTCGCGAGGGTGGCCCACTGGTACGGGGGGTTCCACGCCAGGATACTCGCCGACCACTACCTGCTCGGCGACGACTGGCACGACGTGGCGGCGAGGGAGGGGGTGCCGTATGACAAGACCAAGAAGGCAGCCTACAGGGCGCTCCTCTGGCTCCAGGCGTTCGAGGACGCCTTTGGCCCCCTGTAGGTGCGGCTGCTGCCGGCACGGCCTGCTCGGGCTGTGCCTGCTGACGATGACGAGGCACCCGGCGGGACACGCCTCCGGGTGCCTCTACTTCAAGCGGAAGGGAAGGAAGAGATGAACAACGCGGGAGACCTCAACGACTACATGTTCGAGCAGCTTGAGAGGCTGAACGAGCTTGACGTGAGCGACCGTGACGCGCTGGCGGCGGAGGTGAGGCGGGCCCACGCGTTCTGCGAGGTGGGCCAGGCCATCGTCGCCAACGCCAAGAACGTCATCGAGGCGCAGAGGATGCGCCAGGACTACACGGGGGACGGGACGCCGGATATGCCCAGGATGCTCGGTGCCTAGGGGCGTCGGGCCCAGGACCATGACGCCCGAGATGCGCGCGTGGGTGGCGGAGAGGTACGCGTCAACGCCCAACGGGCCGCTCGCCGTGGCCTTCGAGGCAGAGTTCGGCGTCCCCGTCTCGGGGAAGTCGCTAATGCAGGTGGCCAACGGCCTCGGCATCCGCAAGGCCGAGCGCGGGCGTGTGGACCCCATGGGCGGGCACCTGGACTTCGTTCTCGGCTACGGGCGGACGCACACGGCGCGGGAGACCGCCGAGGAGCTTGAGCGCCGCTACGGGGTCGTCAGGAAGCCGTGCTCGGTGTCATGCGCCCTCAAGAGGTGCGGTGCCGGCACCGCGCGCTTCGTGGACGGAAGGCAGGTGCCATCCAACTCCGGCGAGCTGCTTGACGTCACCGTCAGGAACGGCCACCCATGCGTGAAGGTGGGCTGGTTCAGCCGCAGGCGGGCCGGGGACAACTGGGTGCCGCTCATGCGCTTCGAGTGGGAGCGCCTGCACGGCCCCCTGCCAGACGGCTGGGTCGTGCTCTCCGTGAGCGGCGACAGGTCCGACGCGAGGCCGGAGAACATGGTGGCGTGCAGCCGCTCGGTGCGATCGTCGCTTCTACAGAGGTTCGGCGGGCCGCCGTACGCGAGCCGCGACGAGCTTGAGTCCATGGTCGCGATATGCGGGGTCGCCGTCGCCGCCAACGCCGCAGAGGACGCGCTCGACCCGAAGGCGCGACAGCGCAGGTACAGGAGGAACTTTGAGGACAGGAGGAATAGGGATGTTCGAGATTCCGGTTGGCGCCGTGCGCGTGACGGACGAGGAGCGCCGAGAGGTGGCGGAGAGGACGATAAGCCGCTGGATAGACGAGGCATGCACGGTCGAGGCGCTGAGGAGCGTGGCGTGAGATTGGAGAAGATGGCATGAGCAAACAAAAACTCAGGAGGGCGGCCGCGCTTCTCGCCGCCGCGATGGTGGCCGTGTCGTGCGCGGTCGCGCTTCCGGCGTGCACCGAGAAGGACAAGGTCAGCCACAACGTCAGCCAGGACGCCAACAACTTCAACGTCCGGCGCCGCATAACGGTGTTCAACATGCGCTCCGACAAGGTGCTGCTGCAGATGGAGGGCTGCTTCGCCATCGAGACCGACAAGGACGCGGGCGAGCTTGACGTGATCTGCGAGCTGCCGGACGGAACCTACCAGAAGCACTTCATCTACCTGAACGACTGGACGATGTACACGGTCGAGCAGCTCGGCTCCAGCGAGGAGGACAAGTACAGCTACGAGCTGAACTTCCTGCCGGAGACGCTTCCCGGCGTGAGCGTCGTGAGCAAGGACTAGCGAAGGGGCTGGTGACGACAGATGAATCTGACTACTAGGCAGAGAAGGATGGCTGCCGCCGCGCTGCGCTCGCTCGGGCGCACGATGATGCCGGTGGTCGCGATCGTGGGCACCGTGGCCGACGCGTACGGCGGAAGGCCCGACGCCTCGCCGGTCGAGTCCCTGGCTGACCTCGTCGACTGGCCGACGTGCCGAATCGGGTATGTGCCTTGCTCCGCCGACCGCTCGTGCTCCGCGTGCGGCGTGACCTTCTCGACCGGAACGTACCAGGGCGGAGACCACGAGGAGCACGAGTTCATGTTCTGTCCCAACTGCGGAGCTGAGGTGGTCGAAGATGCCCAGTAACGCGCAGCGGCGAGACACCGCCAAGGAGCTTCGCCGCGCGGCAATGGGCGCATACCGCCACGTCGACGCGCTGGACATCATCGCCGGAGCCGTCGGCGTGGACATAAGCGGGATGTGCACGCACGAAGCGGAGGAGACGGTCTACGCCGTGCTGGCCGACCTGATTGACCGCCCGACGTGTTCGATTAAACGCGAGTCGAGGAACGGATACCCGACGACATGGGGCGTCTGCTCTAGGTGCGGAGCGATTGTCAATGCCGAGCGAGCGGTGAGCAACGCAATCGAGTACCTGCCCACGAGGTACTGCCCCAACTGCGGCGCGGAGGTGGTAAACGATGCCTAAGATGACGAAGTTCGCGAGGGCCGTTGACTGCCCGACGTGCGGGGCGACCCCGTCCCACCAGAAGTGGAAGCCGCGCAAGACGGTCAACCTTGACGATTACACGCCCATTGCCGACTGCGACCCAGTCGATGCCGTCCACTGTCCCAAGTGCGACCTCGTTTTCTGCGTGACACACTTCGAGCACGACGACACATACATCACGAGCTGGGACGAGATAGAGACGATTCCGCGCTACTGCCCATGGTGTGGAGCGGAGGTTATCGATGATTAGCAAGAGCGACATGCTCGAGGTTGCGAACCACCTCGAGCGCAGGGCGGACGACGCCTACATGGAGCACGACGACGTCGTCATGACCCCGCAGGAGGTCCATGCGCTCGCAATGGACATCAAGTCGTTCGCGCTCGAGCTTGGCCGAGAGACGTGCCGCATCGTCGAGGACGAGCGCGGCCACTCGGCATGCTCGCGCTGCGGGGCCGACTACCTGTGCATGTGCGAGGCGGAGTTCTGCCCATCGTGCGGTGCGAAGGTGGTTCGGTGAGCATCGAGATTCGCGAGTTGTCCCATGCCGTAGAGCGCGCGGGAAAGGCATTCGGTCGAGCGCACAAGTCCTTCCAGAGGATGCTTCCCAGGGGGGAGCGGATACGGTACCGCAACCGGCAGAGGGCGCTCGAGCGCTCAAGGAGGAACAACGAGAGCAGAGGGAGAGGATGAACATGACGCATAAGGAAATGTGCAACGAGCGGCGCGCGGTCGCAAGCTCGCTGAGAAAGTCTGTCGAGCGCGACGAGTGGCTGGACGTCGCCGTCGTGAGGGCGGTCGGGGAGTGCTGCGGCATAAAGGCAATGACGTGCTGCGAGTCTCTGGCAAGCCTGATTGACCAGCCGACTTGCACTATGGAGAAGACGGACTCGTTCAAGACCGAGGGTGGAGAGACCGTCAACGTCTGGGAGTGCTCCAACTGCGGCCAGGAGTGCGAGGAGATCAACGGCAGCTACGAGTTCTGCCCGCACTGCGGAGCGGAGGTGGTCGACGATGACGATTAGCGACGAGTGCGAGGACCAGCTCGCGCGGCTGTCGTGGGCAACGGACGTCCCCTCTCCGATGGACGCGGACGGTAGGCTGGTGCCATTGAGCACCGAGACGCTTTACACGAACGATGGTGAGCGGAAGACCGTTGAGGAAGTCATCTTCGACGGAACGTGGTGGTACGTGAGGTGCTCGGACACGAGCCGTCTCCGCCTGCTCCGCTTGCACCTCTACAAGCCCGACAGCTGGGAGAGGCTGGAGAAGGACGCAAGAAAGGCACCGCGCGAGTACATCGATGGGTGTGGAATCAACGCCGGGCGTGACGGGCGGGTTGCGGCGATGACCCGCGACCTCGTGCGCCGCGCCAAGGCGCTCAGCGGGTTACGCGAAGAAAGGAAGGACATGCCGAAAGCGATGATCAGCCAGCCGATGGCCGGCGAGACGGACGAGCAGATCGCAGCGACTCGCGAGAGGGCGAAGGCCAAGCTGGAAGCTTTAGGCTACGAGTTCGTGAACACCTTGTTCACCGACGAGTGGTACAGCGACGAGGCCATGGAGGAGCGCGGCGTGGTGCAGGTCCCGCTCTGCTACCTCGCGAAGTCGCTCGAGAACATGAGCCTGTGCCATGCGGCCTACTTCTGCAGAGGCTGGGAGAAGGCACGCGGGTGCCGCATCGAGCATGACGCTGCCGTCGCATACGGGCTTGAGGTTCTGTATGAGGATTAGCGATGACGAGCGCCGCGAGGTGGCCGCGAGGCTGAGAGAGCCGAAGGAGTCTCTTTTGGCTTACGCGGACGACGAGCTGATTCGCCTGCGAGAAGAGACTGGATGCCAGCGTGGAGCAGACCTCTACGAGCGTCTGGCCGACCTCATCGACCGCCCGACCACCACGCGCCACGGCAAATTCAAGACCAAGCACGGATGGGAAGTCCCGTGCTGCGAGAACTGCGGCTATTCAATCGGCGACATGCGATGGAATTATTGCCCGAAGTGCGGGGCGGGGGTGGTCGAGTGACATCCGGGGGTTCGCACGTCTGCGAAGAGACTCCGAGCGGGAGCCGCTGCACGGTGATTGGAGATTATTCGTTCGTTAACGTGAGAATTGGGGATGTCGCGCTCACGCGCAGTGGATTCTGTAGGTCGCTAGACGCGACGGTCAGGGTCGAGGCCGAGTTCTGCCCGTGGTGCGGGGAGAGGATTCGGGAGGTGGCAGAGTGAGCAGGTTCAAGGGCACTACGTGCGACTCGTGCGGAGTCTCAGTCAACGGCATACAGATGAAGGGATGGGCCAAGGTCACGTTCTTTTGCCAAGGAGAGACAGAGAGGCTCGACCTCTGCCCGCAGTGCGCCGCCTACGTCAGCGGGTTCATCATCGACGGATGCGAGCGCGACTACAAGAGAGACGAGAAGAGGGGTTAGTCATGGGAAAGACCGGAGAGATTTCCGAGGGTTCTGGACAGGAGCGTTTCGTGTTGACCCGCTCGCAACTCAGGTGGCTAGAGGCTCATTCCTACAGGAGCGGTGCCAAGGGCAGCCTTCACGTGGACAGGTTCCCCTACGAGCGCAAGGTAACTCCCGCAGACGACTGGGGGGCCGAGGAGGTTGCCCGCTCCAAGTGGCTCCACATCGTCACCGCCAACCATCTGCGCAGGGCACGAAAGACAATCCGCGAGCTTCGCGGAAGCGTCGACATACTCCAAAGGCTGTGCGACGAAAAGGACGCCTTGATTGACGCATATCGCGGAAGCATCGGGAGGGTCCATCCGTTTGCTTCCGTCCCCGAGCACTACCTTGGCGACGGGTATGTCACGTGCGACCGGGCAATCGAGTCGGCATCTGCGCAGAGGTGCATCGTGGACAGGCCGCCGCTCAATTACTGGTACTGGGCGACCGCGTTCAAGTACGTGTGGCGCATGTGGAGCAAGTCCGAGCCAGTGACAGACGCGCGGAAGGCCATCGACTGCCTGGAGAAGGCCACCGGCATCTGCATGGCGGTCGAGCTTGATGGCTAGGGTCACTACGATGGCGGAGCTCTGGTGGCCGCTCATGGACGGGCCCGAGGTTGACCTGGGCAAGGCCAACAAATACGCGGATCGGCTGGTCACGAAGAGATGGAGGGATGACTCTGACCCATGCAGGAAAGGCGATGGGTTCAACTTTGTGTCACCTGCCGCATGGCCATTGAGAGTCAAGGCCGTCGACTGCCTGCGGAAGTGCTTGAAGGAGGTGCGCCGTGGCTAGGACCATCGCCGAGATCCAGGCCTACGCCGTGAGGGTCCACTTCAGTGACTGCCACGACAGGGACATGGTGCTCCTGTCCTCGCCGTTCTCGATGGGCGGCTACGCCATCGCGGAGGTGCCGCTGGACCGCTTCGGGTGGATGCGCCTCGGCAAGGAGTTCCGCGTGCTCGTGGTGGACCCCGAGGCAGACCCGGATGGGGGACTGGATGGGTGACAGCATCGAGCGCGTCCTCTCGGACGCCGAGGAGGTCTTCCGCTACGTGGAGGGCGAGACGCACCAGGACCGCGCGCACCGCTACATCGAGCGCAACAGCGTCCAGCGCGAGCCTGGCGACACCGCCACGCTGTGCGCCGTGCGCCACATGCTTCGCCGCGCCGCGAGGGCGGGCATGCCGTCCCAGGCAGACGAGGCCAGGGCGAGCCTGGCGGACGCGGCGGCGTACCTGCTGCGAGAGGCGTGCAACCTCTCGTGAGCCGCACGCTCAACGCGCATAAGGAACTAAACGTGATGGCAGATGCCCGCGCCGCACGCGCGGATGCCGCCGGGGGCGCATCGTCATCGTGGATTGGAGGTGCGCCCCTTGCGCAGGATCATCGACTCTAGCGTCACCGAGGCGGACCGCTTCGTGGACATGCCGGCGACGTCGCAGGCGCTCTACCTGCACCTGTACATGCACGCCGACAACGACGGCTTCGTCGAGAGCGCCAACGGCGTGCGCAGGATGTGCGGCGCGACCCCCGACGACCTCACGGTCCTCGCGGCCAAGGGCTTCGTCATCCTGTGGCCCGACGGCGTGTGCCTCATGGCGCACTGGAGGGTCGGCAACAAGCTGGCCGAGGGACGCAAGGGCACCTCGCGCTACGCCCCGAGGCTGTCCGAGGTCACGGAGACGACCGCGAAGGTCTACGAGGGAAGCCCAGCTCACGGGCCAGATAGCTACGAGGTAGCTACGCCGTTGCTACCGGATAGCTACGCCGTAGCTCCTAATAGAAGAGAAGAGAATAGAAAAGAAGAGAAAGTGCTATCTCCTCATAACGGAACAAGTTCCGTTATTTCGGAGATTGTCGAGAGGCCGCGGCCCGACCCGCGCCGCGAGGAGGTGCGCGCCGTCGTGTCGTACCTGAACGCGCAGACGGGCAAGCACTTCCGCGCCGACTCGCGGCAGACCGCCGCAGCCGTCCGGGCGCGGCTCTCGGAGGGCTTCACGGTGGACGACTTCAGGCGCGTCATAGACGCCAAGGTGGCGGACTGGGCGGGAGACCCGAGGATGGAGCAGTACCTGCGCCCGTCCACGCTGTTCCGCCCGTCGAACTTCGAGTCCTACGCCAACCAGGGGGCCGTGCGCCCGTCGGGATGGCACGGGGCGACGTTCGACTGCGAGGAGGTGGTGTCCGGTGGCGATGCCGGCTAGGTCGCCGTCCGTGGCGACGGCGGAGGAGGTCGTGCGCTGGTACCTGGAGGACCCCGGCCTGGGCGAGTGCCCGCAGCACGTGCTGGACCTCGCGGGGGTGACCCGCGACGGCAGCGACGCCGCGGCGGAGCGGCTTCGCGCCGGGGCAGAGAGGGCCCAGGTGCCGCCGGCGTTCATGGGGGCCGAGCCGGACGCCAGCGTCCAGGGCACGCTGCGCTCCGGGCGCGGCCTGTGGCTGTGCGGCCCCTGCGGGGTCGGCAAGACCCACGCGGCCTGCGCGATGCTGCTGGGCTGGGTGGCCTCCGGTGGGCGCGCCCTGTTCGCCACCGAGCAGGGCATGCTCGCGGACGTGAGGTCGGGCTTCGACGGCGGCGGGGGCGGCGACAGGCTGCTGCGGTACTGCCGCGTCCCGATGCTCGCCGTGGACGACGTGGGCAAGGAGCGCGCCACCGGCTGGGTGGCATCGCAGCTGTTCCGGCTGCTGGACGAGCGCGGCAGCCACGGGCTGCCCACGGTGGTCACCAGCCAGCTGCGCCCCGAGGCGTGGCTGTCGTCGGTGGCCGAGGCCTCCGAGCCGACCGCAAGGGCGCTGGAGAGCCGCCTCCTGGGCGGGTTCGACGTGCGCCGCATGGCGGGGCCCGACCGCAGGGCGGCGGGCAGGAAACAAGGCTGAAACGCAAGGACGCTTGGAACGCGATTTGGGGCTCTGGAAATCGCGATGTGGGCAAGCACTAGGGAACGGTGCAGAACTCGCCGCAGCGGCGGGCCGAGGCACCGCAGAATCGATTCTGACGGGACGGTGTGACGCTATGGGGCTGACGACCGGAGAGGCGCTGGCGCTAAGGGTGCTCGGCCACAGGTTCCCGCCGGGCGAGCGCTTCGTGGCCTGGCGGGAGCTGGGAAGGGCCGGCAGGGACAACCCCGTCTACCTGCTGCCCGGCGGCGACAGGGCGAGGCTCGCGCGCCTGCTGGCCCGCAGGGGGCTGCTGGAGGACCACGGGCGGGGCGTGTTCTCGGTGACGGACGAGGGAAGGGCCGCGTACACGGCGATGCCGTGCTACGGGGCGGGAGGGAGGGCATCGCATGCCAAGGGGAAACCCGCGCCCGGGGCCAGCGCCTAACGGCGAGGTCCCGGCGACGACGAGGGCCAGCATCGAGATGGCCAGGAGGATGCTGTTCTGGCCGGAGGTGGACCTGGCGGACCCGGAGGCCGTCATGGGGAGGTACGAGCGGTACCTCGACCTCTGCGACGAGCTGGGCAGCAAGGTGCTGGTGAGCGGGCTTTGCGCCGCGTTCGGCATCACGAGGGGCGAGCTGATGGAGTGGTCGAAGGGCGCCAGGACGGGTTTCTCCGAGAGGCTAAGCCCCGAGTCGGCGCACGTATTCAAAAAAATCGTCGACTTTCTTGAGGTCTCGTGGGAGGCGGCTATGGCCAACGACGGCTACCGCAACCCGGTCACCGGCATCTTCCTGGGCAAGAACAACTTCGGGTACCGCGACGAGAGCCAGACCGTGGTGCGCCACGAGGGGGCCCGCAGCGGCCCCAGCGTCCGCGAGCTCCAGGCCAGGTACGGGGACGTGGCGGCGGCGTCGCTGCCCGACCCGCCCAGCGTCCCCGCCGAGGACGTGACGATCGAGCCGCCGGAGGACGGCGGGCAGGCATGACGAAGGCCCCGTGGGATGCGTCCCTCGGGGCCTTTTTGCGTTCGCGACTCTCCGGCGGGCTACACGCCCCGCGACTTTCCCGGCGGCTACACGGCCGGCGACTCTCTGGAGGGCTACACCCCATCCGCGACTTTCCCGCGCCCTACACCCCGAGCGACTTTCGCGGCGGCTACACCCCTCGCGACTTTCGCGCGCCCTACACGGCCACCACGACTCTCGCGGGGGCTACACGCCCAACCGAAACCCGCGCGACCTGCGGCGCGGCGGGAAATCGGCGGGGAAGCGGCGCGCCACGCGAGGTCCCCGGCGCACCGTCCCGCGCCACGATCCCGGCGGCGCGGCGGCGAGTCCGTGCGCAGGGCGGGCGAGGGTGCGCGGCGTGAATGCCACTCAGAGACGCTGTGAGGCAGCTTTTAGGCCTCGTTAGGTGCGTGGCCTAGCACGTGCCCACGGAGGGCGCGGCGAGGGCTTAGAACGGCTTAGAATGGCTCACGCGGCGCGGCGGCGCGGTGGCCTTGAGGGCGCGGGCGGGGGCCGCGAGGACGTCGGCGGGTGCGAGGGCGCGCGGTGGCGTCCCGGGGGCGAGGCGGCGGGGAAGCCCGGCGGCGCGCCCAGATCTGGAACACGACGAGGCCCCCGGGCGAGGACGCCCAGGGGCCCATTTTTCGGTTAACGTGCATAAAAGATGCAACCAAAAGCGCAAGAAAAGGCCCCCGACGCGTGGCCGGGGGCGGCGGGCTAGTGGAGCCCTAGAAGCGTTTTCAACACCATAAGCGGCAGCAGGACGGGGGCCAGCAGGATCAGGACGAGGGCGCGCATTATCTCACCACCTCAAGGCAGCACAGGGACGGACCGGCCCAGAACCCGCGCCACTCAAGGCGCAGCAGGTCATGCAAAAGCCGTTCGGCGCGGTCGTAGTTCTCCGTTGGGGTCCCGCCGGAGAAGACGGCGCGCCATACCTCGCGCCCGTCCCCGTCCGTCACGAGGACCGCCCACGTTTGGCGCGGCATGCTAGCGGCCCTCGATGAACGCGGCGGGCGCGGCGTCCGCGCGGACGTAGCCGAACGCGCGGAACGAGTCCGTCGACTGGCAGCGCAGACCGTCGGCGTCGAGCCTCACGCGGACGACGGCGAGTATCGGGCGCTTCTTGTCGGTGAACTTGCAGGCGGCGGCGAGGGCGGCGAGGTCCTGGCGGTTGATGGCGGTTTTGGCGGTCATAGTTGTTTCTCCTTTACCCTAGTAAACGCAATTCAAGTCATAGTCGAGCGTGAGCGGGCGGACCTTGCGGCGCGTCTCCAGGCCGCGGCACACCGTGCCCCAGATCTCCAGGCCCTCGACGCGGGCCACGGCGCAGGCCTCGGCCTGCGAGGCGGTGAGGCCCACGGAGCGCAGGCCGTCCACGACCTCGGCGGCGAGGTGCCACGCGGCCGCGGCGTAGTCGGTGCCCAGGGCGCGGCAGGCGGCGCGCACGATCCCGGCGGGCGTCTCGGCGCGGGACGTGAAGAACGTTGAGCGGCCGTCTGCGGCCTCGGCGTAGTAGGTGGCCATGGTGTTCTCTCCTTTTGGTCTAGCGGTCACGGAAGATGAGGAACGGGAGCGATAGGACGCTCCAGACAACGGCCCAGTAGCCGACGCATACGACCTCGAGCGGGAGCCACATTGCTAGTCCTCCTCCCCGTCGTCGCCCTCCAGGGCCTCGCGGTAGGCCTCGGCGGCCCCGTCCGTGATGTCCTCGATTCGGGCGTTGTTGTCCTCCCAGTCCGTGGCGTCGTCCACGGCGGCCCAGGCCTCGGCGTCCAGGTCGTCGCCGAACTCGGCGGCCAGGCGGCCCAGAGAGGCGTAGCGCATGGCATCCGCGAGATCGGCGTATATGGCGGCCTCGGCGTCCATGAACCACGCGGCCACGCCTAAATGCGCCTCGTAGTCCTCGAAGTCCGCGCCGGTGTTCGCGGAAAAGAACTCGCGGCCGTCGATGGCCAGGCCCTCGAAAATGGCCTCGCGCACGCTATCCGCATGCTCGCGGCAGTAGGCGATCTGGTTAGCCGTGTATATGGACACGTCATCGTCCGCGATCTCGGCGACGGCGTCGCACACGTAGCCGTCGTGGTCCTCGAGCTCGAGGGCGCGGTCGTCCGTGGTGGCCTCAAGCGCGGAGCGCATGGCGGCGGCTGATACGGTCTGGTTGCTCATGGTGGTTGCCTTTCTCGCGGTGGTTTAAACGGCTATGGCCGTCCGACGGCCTAAAGATAGGCCATAGCCGATATGGCAGCGGCGAGAAGATCTAGCTACATAGTTTCTACATAAGCTATAGCCGTTGATATATACATGTGCGCAAGGTTTGCACTTTGCGCACGCTATGACCTGCGCAGACGCGCGGGCCAGATCGTGGCCAGGGGGCACCGGACAGGTACAGGCGTTCGGTATATAGGGGATGCTAAGCCCCGCGAGGACGGCTCAAAACAAAAAAGCCATTGCCAATTGAATGGACATAGCCTATAGTCATGTCACCCGACGGAAGGAGAACGAATGAAGTTCAGCGATGCGTTCAGGGAAATCATCAAGTCGCGCGGCTACACGCAGCAGTCTCTGGCCGAGAAGGTTGGCGTGAAGCAGTCGAGCATCGGGAGCATGCTCGCCAAGGGCAACCCGAGCGTCAACGCGATGGTCCGCTACCTCTCGGAGGCCGGCTACGACGTCGCCCTTGTCCCCACCGGCTCCAACCTGCCAGACGGCTCATACGTCATGGAGCCCGGTGACGGGCGCTAGACAAGTTCGGGGCCGGGCCCCAGACGGGACCCGACCCCTCGCAAGAGACCATGCGGCGGCGAAATCTTGGCGGATGGCCGCGCGCACGACCCAAGGGAGAGAATACACCATGACCACGTACGGATACGCCCGCGTCTCCACCCGCGGCCAGCAGAGGGACGGCAACGGCCTGGAGGCGCAGCGCGCCCAGCTGCTCGCGGCAGGGTGCTCCGAGGTCGCCGAGGAGGCCTTCACCGGCACCACCACCGACCGCCCGGAGTGGGACGCGCTCCTGGCGCGCCTCAGGGAGGGCGACGCGCTCGTCGTCTGCAAGCTCGACCGCATCGCCAGGACGGCCATGGGCGGCTGCGAGGCCGTCCAGTCCCTGCTCGACCGCGGCGTGACCGTCCGCGTCCTCAACATGGGCACGCTGGACTCCACGCCCGTGGGGCGCATGATGGTGACCGTGATGTTCGCCATGGCCGAGTTCGAGCGCGACATGATAGTGCAGCGCACCCGAGAGGGCCGCGAGGTGGCCAGGCAGCGCCCCGGCTACCGCGAGGGCAGGCCGACCGCGCTCTCAAGGCTCGACCCGGCCGAGCTGGAGCGGCACCGGGCGCTGGTGGCCTCCGGGGAGGAGACCGTGGCGGCGGCGTGCGGGGCGCTTGGCATAGGCAGGACGACGTGGTACAAGATGGCGAGGGAAGGGAGCGTCCGGTGATGGTGAACGTGCTTGACGGAAGCTTCGCGATGGCGCTGAGGCAGTCCTGGGACTGCACGACGAACCCGGGGGCGGGCAGGTGGAGGAGGGCGACGCCCACCGAGGTCTGGCTCAGGCTCTACGGCATGAGGGACGAGTGGGAGCACGCCCCGCTCCCCGAGGCGGGCGTCCTCGGGACCGAGCACCGCGCCATGTCGGAGGACGAGGCGATGCGCGCCATCCGCGGGCTCGTCCCGTCGTGGGGCACCGGCAGGGTCTTCTGGGACTCGTGCTACCTCGGCCCCAGCGGAATCGACGGCCCGCTCCCCGAGTCGTACCCCGAGTTCGTCGAGGCGCGCGCCGAGGTCGGGGACGCGACCGTCCCGTTCGCGTGGCTCGCCGTGGACGCAGACGGTCGCACCTACGACGACTGGTGCTTCGTGCCGGACGAGTCCGTGGTCATGGACGTGTGCATGCGCGACCCCGCGCTCGACGGCATGTCGGCGATGATGGCCATGGGTTACGGGCGCTAGCCCCGCACGGACGGGCGCGGCCCACGTGGTAGCGTCCGCCGCATGGCACTCGCAGACAACATACTGGCCGCGATCGCGGCGTCCCCGACGGACATGGGGCCGTACCGCGACCTCATGGCCCTCGTGCGCGAGCCGGGCATGGCCACGCACGGGGCGCTGCTGGGCGCGCGCTCGGCGCTCTCCCGGGCCATCGGCGGCGGATGGGCCACGTCGGCGCAGCTGGAGTGGCTGGTCGGCGCCCTGCGCGACGCGCTCACGCTCGACGCCCCCAACGACCTGGACGCGTACATGCAGGCCATGGAGTTCGACCGCAGCCCGGAGAGCCGCCTGTGGCTGCCCAGGCGCGCCCGCCTCATGCGCCTGTGCCGCGACCTCCAGTGGTTCGAGACCGACCCGGGGGCCGAGTTCCTGAGCGTGTCGATGCCGCCCCGCACGGGGAAGAGCTCGATATGCTCCATGGCCATGACGTGGCACCTGGGCCGCGACCCAATGCACTCCAACCTCATGACCGCCCACTCCGACAAGCTGACCAAGCACTTCTACCAGCAGTGCCTCCAGTTCGTCAGCGACCCGGAGTACCGCTTCGCCGAGTGCTTCCCGGACGCCCCGCTCGTGTGGCAGTCCAGCGAGGACGAGGCCTTCTCACTGCGCCGCCACGGCGCGTACCCGAGCTGCACGTGCCGCTCCGTGGAGGGCACGCTCACCGGCGCGGTCGAGGTCGGCGAGGGCGGCTGGCTCTACGCCGACGACCTGGTGAAGGACCTGGAGGAGGCCATGAGCCCGCGCCGCCTCCAGTCCAAGTGGGAGGCCTACGTCAACCAGTGCTACGACCGCCGAAAGCGCGGCGCGCGCCAGCTCATGGTCGGCACCCGCTGGGACGTGGCCGACCCCATCGGGCGCATGGTCGCCCTGCACGAGGGCGAGCCCGGCTTCCGCGTGCTCACGATCCCCGCGCTCGACCCCGCCACGGGCGAGAGCAACTTCGACTACCTCTACGGCGTCGGGTTCGACCGCCGCTACTACGTCGACATGCGCCGCACGACCGACGAGGCCACCTACGCCGCCAAGTACGACGGCGAGCCGTTCGTGCGCCAGGGCCAGCTCTACAGCCCGGACGCGCTGGAGCGCTACCTGGCCCTTCCCGACGGCGAGCCCTCCCGCGTGGTCGCGGTCGTGGACACCAAGGGCGCGGGCTCAGACTACCAGGCCTGCCCCGTCGCCGCCAAGTGGGACTCGAGCCCCAAGTGGTTCATAACCGACTTCTTCTGCGACAACTCCGCGCCGGACGCGTGCAACCGGGCGCTGGCGCAGTTCCTGGCGAAAAACGGCGTCCAGGAGGTGCGCTTCGAGAGCAACGCGGCGGGCGGGCGCGTGGCCGAGGACGTCGACCGGATGCTGCGCGACATGGGCCACCTGTGCGCCGTGCGCAAGAAGTACACGGGGAGCAACAAGGAGACCCGCATACTCGCCAGCTCCCCGTGGGTGCTGGACAGCTGCGTCTTCCGCGACCCGTCGCTCTACGCCGCCGGCAGCGGGTACGCCCGCGCCATGTCCCAGATGTGCTCGTTCGTGCTGGACGGCAAGAACGCCCACGACGACGCCCCCGACGCCATGGCCATGCTGGCCGACCTGCTCACCACAGGGCGCAGGGCCAAGGCCGTCGCCGTCGCCCGCCCCTTCTAGCCACGCCCTTAGGCCCATGCGAGGCCCCCTCCGCGACCTGCGGCGGGGGCCTTTTTCGCGGCACGAGCGGCCGCGGGCGGGGCGGGACCCTCACGTGCGGGGGCGCAACCCCGAGTCGCTGGCCGGCGGGCCCCCTTCCGTCTACGGGCTGCTTCCCGTGTCCGGGCCCGCCAAGCCAGCGCGCGAGCGAACCGATTGGGGGACGTGTTGGCAGAGGCCATCGACAACGTGGCGCAGTGCGCGCCGAGGCTGTTCCGCGGCAGGCGCAGGCTCGTGTCCGCGCCGGTGGCGCTGGACGCCGCCCACGTGTGCGACGTGGTCGCCGCGGCCAAGGCGAGCGCGGCCATGACGCTGTCCGACTGCTCGTACCTGCACTCCTACTTCCTGGGCGACCAGCCCGTGAGGTCCAAGGAGAACCCGACCCGCCCCAAGATAAACAACATCGTGGTCGAGAACCGCGCGTACCAGATATGCAAGGACCGCACCGACGCCCTGGTGGGCGCGCCGGTGGCCTACTCGCCGGCCGGCGAGGCGGGGGGCGCGCACGGCGACGTCTCCGAGGGAACCGACGACGCCGCGAGCCACGCCGTGCAGCTGCTGAACAGGCTGTGCTCGGCGGCCGGCAAGCAGGCGTGCGACCTTGAGCTCGTCCAGTGGGCCTGCGAGTGCGGCGTGGGGTACAGGCTCGTGCTGCCGTCCCCCGAGCTGGCCGGCGACGAGGCCCCCGAGGCCCCGTTCACCGTCCACGCGCTCGACCCGCGCTCCACCTTCGTCGTCTACTCCGACGACGTGCGCCGCGAGCCGATGTACGCCGTGACCACGGTCACCGACGACCAGCGCAGCACGGTCGACACCGTGTACACGCCCGAGCGGGAGTTCGTCATCCGCGACGGCAGGCTCGCGTCGGAGGCCGCGAACCCCATGGGCGCGGTGCCGATCGTCGAGTACGAGCTGAACTCCGAGCGCATGGGCGTCTTCGAGGCCGTTCTCTCGCTGCTGGACGCGATCAACACGGTCGAGAGCAGCCGAGTGGACGGCGTGCAGCAGTTCGTGCAGAGCCTGCTCGTCCTGGAGAACGTCGACATCGACTCCGAGGAGTTCGAGGAGCTGAAGCGCACCGGCTGCATCAAGGTCAGCTCGACCGACGGCGTCAAGGCAAACATCCAGCTGCTCACCAGCGAGCTCAACCAGGACCAGGTCCAGACGCTCGTGGACTCCATGTACAGGACGGTGCTGTCCATCTGCGGCATGCCGTTCAACGTCGGCGGGTCCGGCTCGACCAGCGACACCGGCGCGGCCGTCACCATGCGCGACGGCTGGTCCAACTCGGAGAGCCGCTGCAAGGAGACCGAGGCCTACTTCACACGCTCCGAGAGGCGCTTCCTCTCGCTCGCCCTGCGCGTCGCGCGCACGGCATACCCCGAGCTCTCCGGCCTGGCGGCATCGGCCGTCGAGGTCAAGTTCACCCGCTCCAACCACGAGGCCATCCAGTCCAAGGCGCAGGTCCTCACCACGCTGCTCGGCAGCGGCAGGGTCCACCCGCGCCTGGCGTTCGCGGCCTCCGACATCTGGAGCGACCCGGAGCGCGCCTACGACCTCTCCGAGGCCTACGTGGCCCAGCAGAGGGCGCTCGCGCCACAACCCACCGCAACCAGCGGCCAACCGGCCGACGGCGAAGAAGGAACGACCGGCGGCGTAACCGCCAAGGGCGACGGGGAAGCGACCCCCGGCATCAAAGCGTAGCCCGGAAAGGACCAGGGAATGAACCGAGACCAGCTGAGGACGCTCCTGGGGGACGCCGCCACCGACGAGGTGGTGGACGCCATCATGGCCGACCACGGGAGGGGCGTGAACGCGGAGGCCGAGAAGGCCAAGGCCCTCAGGGCGCAGCTAGAGGAGGCCAACGCCCGCATCTCCGAGTTCGAGGAGGCCAAGAGGGCGTCCATGACCTCCGAGGAGCAGTGGCAGGCGCGCCTGGACAAGGCCAACAAGGCCGCGGCAAAGGCGACCCGCGAGCTCAACGAGATGTGCGCCGTGGCGGAGCTCAAGGGGGCGGGCCTCTCCGAGGAGGAGTACGCGCCGTTCCTGGGCTCAATCGTCGGCGACGACCGCGACGCCACCGTCGCGGCGGCCAGGGCCATCTGCGCCGTTGTGTCTGCGAAGGCCGACGCGGCCGGGAAGGCCGCCAAGAAGGCGCAGCTCGCCGGCATGCAGCCGCCCGCTGGCGGCACGCCGGGCGGCTCCGTGGCCTCGAAGAAGGACTTCGAGGCGCTCTCCCCGGAGCAGCAGATGTGCTGGGTCAAGGACAACCCCGGCCAGCTCTCCCAGCTCAAGTAAGCAGGACAGAAAGGAAAGAGGATGGCAGACTACCTGAACTTCCCCTACGACCCCGAGATCTTCCAGTACTACTGGGCCCAGGCCACCGACCCGGTGACCGACGCCCTGTTCCACTCCGGCGCGATGGTGCCCGACGCGAGCATCGCCCAGCTCGCCTCCACTGGCTCCGCCACCTACACCATGCCGTACTACGACCTGCTCGGCGGCACCGAGGACAACCTGGACGGCAAGACCAACCTCACCACCACCGAGGTCACCGGCGCGTCCACCCAGGGCGTCATCTACGGCCGCGGCCACGGCTTCAAGGTCGTCGACTTCGTCAAGACCTTCAACTCCGGGGCCGACCCGCTCGCCTACGCCGCAACCAAGGTCGGCGACTGGTACAACCACCACCGCGAGAAGCGCGTCCTCGGCATCCTCGACGCCATCTCCCAGGACGCCACGTTCGCCAAGTCCAACGTGGTCGACGAGTCCGCCGCCGCCATCGCCGCCGACACCCTCGGCACCGCGGCCGTAAAGGCCCTGGGCGACCGCGCCGGCTCCGTGACGCTGGCCGCCATGCACTCCTCCGTGGCCAACAGGCTCGCCTCCATGGACCTGCTGGAGTACGCGAAGTACACCGACGCGTCCGGCATCCAGCGCCAGGTGCGCAACCTCGGCTACGTGAACGGCATGGCCGTCATCATCGACGACTCCATGCCCTACACCGCCGCCGTCACCGGCAGCTCTGCGACGCCGGCCAAGGCTACCGTCTACATGCTCGGCGAGGGCTTCCTGCGCTTCGCACCGGCCAAGCTCGACCAGCCCGCCAACGAGCTGTGGCGCGACCCGGCCACCAACGGCGGAGAGACGGCCATCTACACGCGCATCCGCGAGACCATCCACCCCTACGGCTTCACCTTCAAGGCCCCCAGCGCCATGACGGCCTCCCCGACCGACGACCAGCTCAAGGCCAAGGCCAACTGGGCGCTCAAGTACGACGCCAAGGCCGTGCCGTTCGTCGTCGCCAAGGTGCAGCTCTAGCCATGGCCGAGACGGGGGCATACGTCCCGACCGGCGACCAGCTGGCCATGGCCCGCACCCTCGCGGGCGACCCGTCCGCCGACGACGCGCTCGTCGGGGCCTACCTCCGCGTCGCGCGGGACGCCATCCTCGCGGCCCGCAACCCGCTCGCCGACGACCCGTCCTCCTGCGCCTGGGAGGCCCGCTACGACACCCTGCTCTGCGAGGTGGCGGCGAACCTCCTGTGCAGGCGCGGGGCCGAGGGGGAGACGGCGCACAAGGAGAACGGCGTGGACCGCACGTGGGCATCCGCGGGCATATCCAGGCACCTCCTCCAGCGCGTCGTCCCGCGCGGGCGGGTGATGGGCGCGTGAGGTGCCTGGCGAGAAACCGCCGCCGCATGTGGCTCTCGCACCCCACACAGGTGGAGCTCACCGACCCGGCCACGGGCCTGGGCACCGCCGAGTGGGTGCCCTCGTGGTCGGAGCCCGAGGAGGTGTGGGCCAACTGCGCGCCGCCGACCGGCTCCAGCGGCTCGGAGCCGTTCGGCACCGACCTGGGCTACTCCATGGCGGTCGTCATGGAGGCCGGGGCCGCGGACGTCCGCGAGGGCGACCGCATGTGGCTCTCCGGCGAGAGGCCCGACCCGTCCGCGCCCGGGGCGTACGTGGTCTCGCGCGTGGCCCCGTCGCTCAACTTCGTCGCCGTCGGCCTCAGGTCGGAGGCGGGCAGGTGAGGCTCGTGGTCACGCTCGACCCCTCCTCCATCGCCGAGGCGTGCCGGCGGCTCGAGGCCTACGCCGACGCCCTGCCGGGGAGGTGCGACGCCCTGTGCGCCGCGTCGGGCGAGAGGGCGGCGTCCGTGGCGCGGGAGAGCTGCCGCGTCGACACGGGCGAGCTGGCGTCATCCATCCGCGTGGAGGGCTCAGGCGGCTCCCGCGAGGTCGTCTGCGACGGCGACGGGGCGGCGTTCCACGAGTTCGGCACCGGACTGGGGCGGGGGCCGGTCAACCGGGCGAGCGCCCTCGCGATGGGCGACGCCGGCTGGCAGCCCGACGCCACCGGCAGGGGCGAGGCCGGCTGGGCCTACCCCGACCCCGAAGGCGGCTGGTCGTGGACCCACGGCCAGGACGGCCGGGGCTTCATGGGCGCGGGCGCGACCGCCGCGCGCCACTACCTGGCAGACGACGCGAGGGAGGCGTTCCGCAGTGAATGACGTGTCAGCGCAGGTCACCACCCACGTGAGGGCGCGGGTCACCGCCGCCTTCCCGTCCTGCCTGGTGACATCCGGGGCCGTCAGGGGGCAGGAGGCCACGCTCCCGGCGCTCCTGGTCAGGTTCACGTTCCCCGAGGACGTGGCCGCGGCCCGCGACAGCTCGGGCGAGGAGGTCCTGACGCGCACCGTGTGCGTCGCCGAGTCCTTCTCCGGCACGAGCGGCCGCGAGGCGAGAGAGATTCTGGCCGTGGCGGACGACGCCATGCGCGAGTGCGGGTTCAGGAGGTCCAACTACACGGAGCTCCCAGACGCGGACGCCAGCGTGCGCCGCTACTCCGCCACCTGGCGCGCGTGCGTGGACCGCAACGGCGTCACATCGAGCTGGTAACGAAAGGAACCGAAGATGGCAGCAAGCGCATCCACCACACCGACCGCGACGATCCACACCTACCTGTACCACTTCACCAAGGTCACGGGCGAAAAGCCCGCCGTGGCCGACTTCCCGGCCAACGCCGAGAAGGTCATCGACATCAAGAGCTACCCGGACTTGGGCGGCGACCCCGAGAAGATCGACGTCACCACGCTGTCCGACTCCGTGCAGCGAAACATCAACGGCGTCCAGCAGATGGACACCATGCAGTTCACCGCCAACTACACCAAGGCCGACAAGCGCAAGCTCGACACCCTGGAGAAGAAGGGGGAGTCCGAGTGGTACGCCGTCGTCTTCGGCGCCGACTCCTCCGACGTGCCCGACGGCCACGACGGCATCGTCTTCTGGCAGGGCGGCGTGAGCTCCTACCTCTCCGGCGGGGACGTGAACGCGGCCCGCGAGATCACCATCGTCATCTCCACGGCAACCGCCCCCGAGCTCATGGCCGACGCCTAGCGAATAACAAGACAGGCGCGCGCGGCGACTCGGGCGCGCCCCCGACGGAAGGGAGCCAGCGATGGCAGAGAACGACCAGGACAAGCACCTCCGGGAGCTCCAGGAGCAGATGGTGGGCCACGACTCCGTGGCGATCACCGACGAGGACGGCACCGAGTACGTGCTGCGCTACCCGCGCTCCACGGTGAGGGCCATGGAGGCGAAGGGAATCACGGCCCAGACCGCCGTCCAGTGCTTCGCCGACGGAACGCTCACCGGGGCCGAGAGGTTCGTGGAGTCCTTCTTCCTGCCGGCCTTCAAGGCCGAGCGCCCGAGGACCACCAAGGACGAGGCAATTGGCATCTGGTGTCGCGTCGAGGGCAAGCAGGACCTCGTCGCCGTCCTCACGATCCTGTTCACGCAGGCGGTGACGTCCCTTGTCACGGACCCTACCACGGGCGGAAGGGCGAAGTTCCGCATCGTCTAGCCGCCGCCGGCGACGACGCGCCCGCCACGCTGACCGAGGCGATGGAGGGCGCGTTCCCCACGGCCCTCTCGCTCGGGATGACGCCGTCGCAGTACTGGGACGGCCCGGTGTGGCTGTTCGCCTCCTACATGGAGGCGCGCCGCATCGAGGACGAGCGCGAGGAGTGGCGCGCGTGGCAGGCGGGGGCCTACGCCTATGAGGCCATCGCGCGCACGTCGCCGCTCGTGAACGCCCTCTCCAAGACGCACAGGGCCGACCCCTGGCTGGAGGAGCCGTTCGGCGTCGCGGCGAGGAGGACCCCGGAGGAGGCCGCGCGCGTGGGCGAGGGGCGCGCGCACTCCCGCATGATCGACTGGATGCTCTCGCACAAGCCGCAGAAGTGACCGCCTCGGGCCTGCGCCCCCTGGGACGGAGGCCCGCATGGCGGAAGCAAGCATCGACAGGCTCGCGATCGAGATACAGGCGAGGGCCACGGACGCCCAGAGGGCGGTCCGCGGCCTCGCGTCAGACCTGGGGAAGGTCGGCACAAGGGGGCAGGCTGCGGCAGGCGGCCTGTCAGCCGCCGCGCACGCGGCCGACTCGCTCGACGGTGCGCAGGTCATCCAGTTCGCGGACGGCCTCGCGCGCCTGAACGGCGTGAGGCTGTCCTCGACCATCGGCAAGAACCTGTCCGCGGCGGTGGCCGCTGCGGGCCAGATAGGCGACGTGTCTGGGCTCTCGCAGCTCGCGTCCGGCATCTCGCGCCTCGACGGCGTGAAGGTGTCCGCGTCCATCGCCAACCAGCTGGAGCGCCTCCCGCAGGCCCTCTCCGCCATCAGCGCCATGGACGTCGACATGGCGAAGCTCTCGCAGCTCACGCAGGCCGTCGGCACGCTCTCATCGCTGCCCAAGTCCAACCTCGCGACAACCATATCCCAGCTCAGGAAGCTCCCCGAGGCCGTGGCCTCGCTCGACTCCGTCGACATGGGCGCGTTCGCCGAGAAGTGCAGGCAGCTCTCGGACGCGCTCGGCCAGCTCCCGCAGAGGATGAGCGCCGTGGCGCGAGGCTTCGGCGCGGTCAAGGCGTCCGGGGCCTCCATGCGCTCCGCGCTGTCCTCGGGCTCCGGCTCCTCCGGCGGCCTGTTCGGCGGCGCGGGGGCCGACGCCGACAGCCTGCGGCAGAGGCTCAAGAGCGTCGCGTACGACATCCGCAACGTGACCATCGTCTACGGCGCGCTCAAGGGCATCTCGAACAAGCTGGCGCAGTGCCTCGACCTCTCCAACCAGTTCATCGAGGACATGAACCTCGCCGACACCTCGCTCGGGCAGTACGCGCAGGGCGCGCGGGACTACGCCGACCAGGTGAAGTCCGTGCTGGGCCTCGACACCGGCGCGTGGCTGCGCAACCAGGGCACGTTTATGTCCATGGCCCAGGGCATGGGCGTGGCCTCCGACAAGGCCTACACCATGTCGCAGGGCCTCACGCAGCTCGGCTACGACCTGGCCTCCTTCTTCAACATCTCCAACGACGAGGCCATGCAGAAGCTCCAGAGCGGCCTGTCGGGCGAGATAGAGCCCCTGCGCCGCCTGGGCTACGACCTCACCGAGGCCCGCCTCCAGCAGGAGGCCTACAACCTCGGCATCAGCGAGTCCGTGTCAAACATGACGCAGGCCGAGAAGGCGATGCTGCGCTACGAGGCCATCATGAACCAGGTCTCGTGGGCGCAGGGCGACATGGCCAAGACCATCAGCTCCCCCTCCAACATGCTGCGCGTCCTCCAGGACAACGTGAGCACCGCCGCGCGCTCCATCGGCAACGTCTTCCTGCCCATGCTCCAGGCCATCCTGCCCGTCGCCATCGCGGCGGCCAAGGTCGTGGCCACGCTCGCCAACATGCTCGCCGACCTGACGGGCGGCTCGCAGATTGCCGCCATCGAGTTCGGCGCGGGCGACGCCGGGGAGAGCGCCGCCGGCGGCCTCAACGACATGGCCGACGCCGCGGGCAAGGCCGGCAAGAACGCCGGATCAGCCGCCAAGCAGGCCAAGGAGCTCAAGAGGCAGCTCATGGGCTTCGACGAGATAAACATGTTCTCGAAGCAGTCCTCGGGCTCGGGCTCCGGCGGTGGCGGAGGCAACGGCGGCTCCGGCGGTGGCGGCAACGGCGCGTCCTCCATCCCGGTGCAGTCCTACGACTTCCTGGGGGACGCGACGGGCCTCGGCGACGACCTGTACAACGCCATCATGGACGCCGTCGCGCGCGCCGGGAAGGCCTTCGCCCCGCTCGTGGAGTCAGCGAAGGTCGTGGCCCAGGCCATACTCCGCCAGTTCGAGGGGCTGGACATAGGCGGGGCGATGGTGAACGCCGTCATGGGCGCGGTCAACCTCGTGAGCAACGCCGCCAGGAACGTCATCGAGGTGCTCGGTCCGCTCGCCGTGGCCTTCAACTTCCCCGAGACCATCGCGCTGTACTTCGACCTGGCCGCGCAGGCGTGCCTCACGCTCTCCGCCGCCATCAACGCCGTCGGCTCCATGGTCAAGGGCTTCACCGACACCGCCCTCGTGCAGCTCGCCGCGTGGATAGGCGAGAAGGTGCGCGGGGCCATATACCTCTGCATAGGCGTCCTCCAGGACTGGCAGGACTGGTTCCAGCGCAACACGCAGGCGCTGAACCTGCTCGGCCAGTACGCGGGCGTCGCCGCCGGGCTCGTCCTCAGGCTCGCCGAGGCCGTGGCCGACGGGGCCTTCGCCGTCGCCGCCTCCGTATTCAGGGGGGTCGGCGACGCCGTCCAGTTCCTGCTCGGCGTCCTCGTGAACTCCGAGGCCGCCCGCGTCGCCGCCGCCGGGCTCGGCGCTGCGCTGGCGGCATGGGCCGTCGGCACGGCGCTCTCCGCCGGCATCGGCGCCGTGGCGACCGCGTTCCAGAACCTCGCCGGGCTGGTCACCGACTCCGCGCTCGGCATGTCCTCGGCCGCAAACGGCGCGAGGGCGTCCGTTGCCGACCTCACGGCCGGCGCGCAGCTGCTCGCCGAGGCGGTCGGGGAGGCCAGGACGGCCTTCATGGAGAACACCGCCGCCGGGCAGGCACTCAAGTCGGCCAACGAGGCGTGCGCCTCCGCGCTGTCCCGCGTCAAGGTCGAGTTCCAGGGCGCCGGGGCCAAGGCCGACTGGTACCAGGCGCGCGGCCTCAGGCTCCAGGACGCGCTGGGGAAGGCCCGCGACGCGCAGGAGGCACAGGCCGAGGCCACCAGGGAGGCCGAGGCGCAGTTCGAGGCCACGGGCAAGTGGACCGACATGTTCGCGATGAAGCAGCAGGAGGCAAAGGGCCGCGTCGCCGCCGCGAACACCGCCATATCCGAGCAGAGGGTCACCCTCAACGCAGCGAAGTCCGGGCTGGCCAACTACGCCGCACAGGGCAGGACGGCCGGGGCCGGGGTCGACGCCCTGCGCGCCGCCGAGTCAAAGGCCACCGCCGAGATAGCCAGGGGCACGGCATCCAAGGTCGCCGCGACCTCCGCCGAGGCCGGGTGGACCGTCGCCAAGGGGGCGGCCACGGTCGCGCAGAACCTGCTCAACGCCGCCATGAACGCCTTCCCCGGCATGATAGTGGCCACCGCGCTGAGCGCGCTGCTCCAGCTCGCGCAGCCGCTCATCGACAAGGTCATGGGGCTCGTGAAGGGGTTCCTGGGCCTGGACGACGCCACGGGCGACGTGACGGACACCACGGAGGAGGCCAACCAGGTCCTCTCCGAGGAGCAGCAGCGGATCAACGACAACGTCGAGTCCATCCGGGAGTACGAGAAGGGCCACGACAACCTGGCCGACGCTCTCGCGGCGTCGCGCATGAGCGAGGAGCAGTTCGCAGCCTACCTCCAGCAGACCGGCCAGACGTTCGACGAGGTCTCGCAGGCGCAGGACCAGTTCGTGGACAAGACCGTGAACGGCTTCGAGGCCATCGACACCTCCACGCAGCTCTCGCTGGAGAGCGTGAACCAGAACCTCCAGAACAACCTCGCGACGCAGCAGCAGTGGAGCCAGGACCTCCAGACCCTCATGGCCCAGACGGGCAAGGGGGCCAACGACAGCCTCATCAAGTCGCTCACGGACGCGGGCCCCGAGAAGATGGCCCAGGCGCTACACGAGGTCGTGACCGACCCCGCGAGCGAGCAGTCGCAGCAGTTCCTCGCGCTCATGGAGCAGACCGGCGACCTCACCGGCCCCACGCTCGCCGCCGCAATCGCGGGCGGCTCCGCCGCCGCCAGCGGCGCGACCGGCATGATGATGGACGACGTCAACGACACCATCGCCGAGGGCGGGCAGCAGACCGCGAGCACCGCCGAGAGCGTGGACCAGCAGACCGTCCAGCAGTTCGGCAGCCACTACAACGAGGCCAAGGACGCCGGCCGCAACCTCGCCGGGGGCTTCGGCGACGGCATCCGCGAGGCCGCGCAGGACGCCGTGCGCCCGGCGCAGGACGCCATGCGCTCCGTCGTGCAGGGCCTCAACGGCGGCACGGGCTACCGCGAGGCGAACTCCGCCGGCCGCAACATGATGGGCGGCTTCGTGGACGGCCTGGCACAGGGCATGGGCAACCAGGCCTGGTGGAAGGGCCGCGACGCCGCCACGTCGGCGCAGTCCGGCATGGGCTCCAACTACTGGGGCGCGTACGACGCCGGCAAGAACATGGGCTGGGGCTTCAACGACGGCCTGGTGTCCACGCAGCAGACCATCTACAAGAACGCGGAGATCATCGCGAGGAACGCGGCGAACAGGATGAGGAGGGCGCTCGACATCCACTCGCCGTCCCGCGTCACGCGCGAGATAGGCATGTACTTCGACCTCGGCATGGCGGGCGGCATCGCGGACTACGCCAGGTCCGTGTCCGGCGAGGCCGGCAGGCTCGCCTCGGACGCCCTCGACGCGACGGACGCCGCGAGGGGCGCGGGCGAGGCGGCTGGCTCGGCCTTCGGCGACGGGCTCTCCGGCGCGCTGTCCGTGGCGCAGGACGCCTACGCCGCAGCTTCCTCGGGCTCCTGGAGGCTCGACTACTCGGCCCGCGCGCCGCACGCGCAGGCGTCCACGGGGAACGACGATGCCGACATGGCGCAGGCCGTCGCATACGGCGTCTCGCGGGCCCTCGCGGCCGCGCAGGCGTCCGTGGGCGGCACGCAGCGCGGCGGCGACACCACGATAGTCCTGCGAATCGGGGACGAGGACGTGGCGCGCGCCGCCATCAGGGGAAACGACAGCCTCGCCAGGCGTGGCGTCATCGAGTTCTCGTAGGGGGAAGGCATGGCAGTCCTGTACGTCGGCACGACAGACGGCGACCTCAAGGCCGTCGAGCCGGACCCGTACAAGTGCGAGTACGGCCTCATGGACGTGTCGAGCGACGAGGCGGGCCGCGACATGGCGGCGGCGTGCCTCATGCACAAGGAGCGCATCTGCCAGAAGCGCAAGCTCAGCCTGGCGTGGCGCAACCCCGACGCGGCGGCGGTGTCGCGCATCCTCACCGCCGTCAACCCCGAGTACGTCCGCGTCCGCTACTGGGACGCCATGGACGGGGCGTGGGAGACGCGCACGTTCTACGTCGGCGACCGCTCCGCCCCGCTGCGCTGGTTCGAGACCCTGGACGGCACCCGCTACGAGGAGCTGTCCTTCGACATGATCGAGGAGTAGGCCATGATTTACGCGAGCAGCGAGTTCAGGGCGCTCGTCTCGTCAAACCACACGCTGCTGGTGAGGGCGAGGCTGCGCCTCGCGGACGGCACCGTCGAGGAGCTGTCCGGTTCCGACCTGATGGGCGTCTCAATGGAGGAGGCGACCAGCTCGGACGGCTCATTCGACATCGGCGCGGCGGTCATCGGCAGCGCCACGGTCACGTTGCAGAACTTCGGGGCGCAGTGGGACGCGTGCGACTTCACGGGCGCGTCCATCGCCCTGTGGGTGGGCAAGGAGCTGACCGGCGGCACCACGGAGTGGATGCGTCGCGGCACGTGGTGGGTGGACCAGCCGGACAGCTACGGCGGGACCATAGGGCTGTCCTGCTTGGACGCGCTCAGCAGGCTCGAGCGCCCGTGGGCGGAGGCTGGCGTCGCGTTCCCCGCCACCGTCGGCGAGGTTGCCGAGGCGTGCTGCCGCGCGGGAGGCATCGCGCTGGAGTCCGCCGACTTCCCTGGCCACGACGCGTTGATACCGGCGACGGCCGCCGTGCCCGACGGCTCGACCTGCCTGGACGTCCTCAGGTGGGCCGCCCAGGTCGCTGGCTGCTTCGCGCGCGCCACTCCCGAGGGGCGCGTGGCCCTGGGGTGGTACGAACTTTCCGCGCTCGAGGGCGAGGACTGGCTCGACGGCGAGTCCTTCGACGACGGCGAGCCGAGCTACGGGAGCGGGAGCGACGCCGACGGCGGCACTTTCGACGACTACTCGACGGGAGACGCCGCCGACGGCGGCACGTTCGACGCCAACCGCGAAAGGGCGCACCTGTACTCCTTCACGCGCCTGGCCGTCGCCACGGACGACGTGGTGGTCACGGGCGTCTCGGTGACGGCGCAGGACGAGGCGACCGACGGCGGAACGGGGGTCAAGGGCGGGACCACGCTTGAGGGCACAGAGGGCTACGTGCTCGCCGTCGGCGGAAACCCGCTCGTGCCATACGGGCAGGACGCCGAGGTGGCCGCGAGGCTGGCGGCGCGCGTCGTCGGGATGCGGTTCCGCCCGTTCTCGGGCACCTTCTCCTCCGACCCGACGCTTGAGGCCGGCGACGCCGCCGTGGTCACCGACCGCAGGCAGAACAGCCATCGCACGGTGGTAACGAGGGTGTCGCTCACGGTCAACGGCGGCATGGTGGTGGCGTGCTCGGCGAAGTCCGCCTCGCGCAACAGCGCCGAGAGGGCTGGCGCGGCCACAAGCGCCTACGTCGCCGCGCGCAAGGACACCGACCGCAAGCTCTCAAGCCGCGACCTAGCGATTCGCGACCTCGGGCAGAGGCTCGATGAGTCCGGCGGGCTCTACCACACCGAGGAGACGCTCGCTGACGGCTCCACCGTGTTCTTCATGCACGACAAGCCGACGGTGGCCGAGAGCCGCGTCATATGGAAGATGACCGCCGAGGCCGTGGCCGTCTCAACCGACGGGGGGAAGACCTACGCCACCGGCCTGTCGGCGGACGGCACCGCGCTGCTGAACCGCATCTACGCAATCGGTCTCGACGCGAGCTACATAAACACCGGCGAGCTCGACGCATCGAACGTGAGAATCAAGAACCTGATGAAAATAGGCTCGGACGAAACCGGCCTCAAGCTGTCTGACAACAACATCGTGTTCAACGCGTTCGGGGAAGAGTCCCTAGAGATTTCCCCGACGACCGTTTATCCGAAGACCATCGTGTTGAAGAACGACGACGGAACCCCGCTCCTGAAGGTCACCGGCCCCGGCTCTTCGACCTATACGTCGGATTTCTACCCGCCGAACCCGCACATAGGGAAATGCCACATCGAGCCGTTGAGCGACGGCACAGGGTATCTAGCGTGGTACTCGGTCACGTTGTCGATTTACGACCCGAAAAACGGCGGCGACACTGTGTTTTCCAAGACGGATACCATCAAGATGCTCCGAACCGATCCAACGTACAGCGCGGACGAGCATGTTTTCCGCATTCCCTTGTATATCAGCAACACGGTCAAAATCTCGATTTGGTTTTCAAGTGCCCCCAGCACCGACAACACCTGCGACTCCGCGATAAGCGTAACGCTCTCGCCAACGGGGAACTACCTGATGAAGCTGAACAACGCCACGTACTCGACGTGGGACAGCGTCGTCGGGGCTGCGATTGTCGACAAAAGGAACGACGTTACGTTTCTCACGAACAAGAACTATATGGCGCTTCTCAACTACGGACGCACTTACACGGGAAGCGTGAACATCCCCTATGTCAGAGGAAACACGATGCGCAACTACCTCATGCTGTTCGACCACGGGCTGCTTTACGACTTCAAAATCCTGACGCCTACCGACCCCGGTTTCGTAATGCCGTAGCCGTCAACTAGTGAAAGGATACCGCGCATGGCAATCCAAATGCGCCGAGGCAAGTTCACGAACTTCATCCCGTCAAAGCTCCTCCCCGGCGAGTACGCCGTGGTGCAGGGCGATGACCCGTCCGTGAGGGACGGGCGCTCGGTCTACATGGCATTCGCGGCGGGCGTGGTCAAGCGGCTGGCCACCTACGAGGACATGGTGGAGAACGTCTCCAGCGCGCTCGTCGACGCGATCGGCGACGCGGCGGAGAGGCTCACCGAGAGGGCCGAGGCCATCAACGCCGCCGCCGAGGAGGGCGAGGCCGGGCGCAGGGAGGCCGAGGCCGCGCGCGCCGCGGCGGAGTCCGCGAGGACGACCGCCGACGCCGACCGCGAGACGAGGCAGGCCAAGAACGACGCCGACCAGGCGCAGAACAATGCCGCCGCGATGGGCATGACCTACCACGTGTGCCCCTCCTCCGAGTACGAGCTTGACCAGGTGGACGGCCTGCATAACGTGCCGACGGTCGCGGGCAAGCTTGGAACCATGTACCTCACCCCGAGGGTGGATGGCGCGACGGGGGAGGACCGCTACGACCAGTGGCTCCTGGTCGACGGGTCCTGGGAGCTCATGGGCGAGACCGGCAGCCACATAGAGCCCGTCACCACGGACGACGTGGACGCCATCACCTCCGGCGGCAGCGTCACCGCCGACCGCTACCTCAACGCCACGGGCCTCACGTACTGGTGGGCGAAGGCGAGGGCCGCGCTCTCGTCCCTCTTCGCGGCCAAGAGCCACACGCACGCGGCCTCGGCCATCGCGAGCGGGACCATCGCCCCCGCCCGGCTGCCGCTGGCCACCGCGTCCGCCGCGGGCGCGGTCACGGTCGGAGACGGGCTGGCGGTGAGCGGCGGGAGAATAAGCGTCGATAACTCGGCTTATCTAAAGAAGCTGGTCGAGTCGGGCACCGAGTGGGCCTACCTATGGAAGGACGGCTCGGACCGCTTCGTGCGCTGGTGCGTGCGCATGGGCGTCTGCTACCTGCAGGCGCACCGCGTCAACGGCGTGAAATCGTCAGGATGGAAGGCGGGGACGCTGCCCGCCTCCGTGAGGCCCGACCACAGCCTGTGGCAGCCCGCCACGTCCCGGCAGGAGAACAACACGGCGCAGCTGTGGGTCGGCGGCACCGAGGAGTCGGACGGGGGTGGGCCGGTATGGCTCTATAACAACGGGTCCGGCGACGTCTCCGGCATCATGTCGTGGCCCATCGAGCTTGGCTAGGCCGCGACGATCCCGACGGCCGCTATGGAGAAGACCTGCTTGGCGATGGTGACCGTCGCCCCGGTCGGGCGCCATGGTGGCGAGGCGACGGCGAGCAACGCAGGTGGCTTCTGGCTCGTGCTCCCGGCGGACTCCACCGCCAACATCGGGCACCCACGCATCGCGATAACCGCAATGGGCTGGCTCCCCTCGCGGAGCTCAGGACCGCGTACAGGCCGCCCGAGCCATATGTCGAGCCATCCACGTGGACGCCGTTGGCTTGGCCGTCGCCATTCATGAAGACGGCTCCGTCACCACCGCCCGCGTCGAAGTCCCGCCCGGACTTCTCCTTGAACGAGGTGCCCGACCAGACCTTGACTGAGTCGGAAGCCGCAGGGACGGTCACGACCTTGGAGCCCGCGAACAGCTTTATCCCGGAGTCGCACCTTACATAGGCCGCGTTTGTCACGGCTCAGGGCACCCGGCCGAACGAATGGCCCGGTGCCCATCCTCTTGTCCCGCCTGTTCGTAAAGTCGCGACTTTCCGCACGAGCGGACGGGAACGGGGAGCGAAGATGCCGGCGTCGGGAGAAAGCGGAGAGGGGAGGACCGATGTACCAGCAGCCGTACCAGCCGTGGCCCTACGGCGGCTACCAGCCGTGGCAGCCGCAGGCCCCGCAGGGTCAGGACGGCGAGATCGTCGGCGTGAGGAGGGTGAGCGGCCCGGCCGAGGCGCAGTCGGTCATCGTGCCGCCCGGCAGGCGCGCCCTCCTCATGGACGCGGACGCCTCCACCTTCTACGTGAAGTCGACCGACATGGCCGGCATATCGACCGTGGACGCGTACGACTTCGCCCCGCACAGGGCGGAGCCGCCGGAGGACGCATACGTCACGCGCTCCGAGCTGAGGGACGCCGTGGCCGAGGCAATCGAGGGGATGAGGCGAGATGAACCCACTGTACAGCGGAAGCAGGGCCCCGAGCCCGTCGCAGGTGATGGACTTCGTGAGGCGGACGGACCCGGAGGACGCCAGGAGGCGGGTGGAGCGCACTATCGCTGACCTCCGCCTGACCGGCGAGCAGGTCGAGTGGGCCAAGGGCCAGGCGATGGAGCTTGGCCGCTCCCTCGGCCTGATCAAGTAGCTTCAACACCTTGCGCAAGGGTGACACGTAACAGGAAGAGAGGAGAAACGCAATGGAAGACACCGGGATCAGCATGGGCGACGCCCTCGGGCTGATGAAGTCCGGCGGAGACGGCACGGGCGACTGGGGCGGTGGCGGCATCTTCACCATCCTGCTGCTCTTCGTCCTGATGATGGCCTTCGGGGGCGGCCTCGGCTTCGGCGGCCGCGGCCCCGCTCCGAGCGGCGGTGAGCCCGTCACCGAGGCGGGCCTGTGCAACGCCATGAACTTCAACAACCTGGAGAACGCCGTGGGCAGGCTCTCCGACAAGGAGGACCTGCACATGATGCAGCTCTCCCAGGGGCTGTCCTCCGTGGGCTACGAGAGCCTGCGCAACTTCGCGGACACGCAGACCACGGTCAAGGACGGCGACTACGCGCTCAGCCGCCAGGTGGCCGACTGCTGCTGCACCACGCAGCGCGCCATCGACGCCGTGAACGCCAACGTCAACGAGCGCTTCGCCGCGCTTGAGAAGGGCCAGCTCCAGCAGACCATCGCCGCGCAGCAGAACCAGCTCAACCAGCTCCAGCTCGCGAGCCAGCTCTGCGGGGTGCCGAGGGTGAGCCCCTACGGCTACTCGATTGTGCCCAGCTTTCCCGCCCAGCCCGCCGGATGCGGCGCGGCCTGGGGCGGCTGGCTCTCCTAGGGGGTGCGCGCCATGCGTGGATGCGCTCTCCTCACAAGGGGCACCTCCCCGGCAACCGTCGCCGTCGGCGGCACCGTCCCGCTCGGCACGACCGTACACCGCGCGGGCGGGAGCATCGTCAGGACGGGGGACGGCATCGCCTGCCGTGGAGCGGGCTATTTCTCTGTCGCGGCAAAGGTCGTCGCCACGCCGGCGGCGGCAGGAACCGTGACCGTCTCCCTCGTCGCGGACGGCGTCGCCATCGACTCGGCTTCCGCAACCGTCGCTGCGGCGGACACGGCGGTGACCCTGCCGCTGGTGGGGGCCGTCGCGAACGGGTGCGCATGCGCCTCCAGGACCCTGACGCTCGTGCTCGCGGGCGCGGAGTCCACGGTCTCCTCGGCCACGGTCGAGGTCGTCCAGGTGGCGTAGGCGGGCAGGGTAACCGACCCATGGGGCCGTCCGGCACATGACCGGGCGGCCCTTTCTGCATTCGGGGGGAGGTGAGTGGATGGAAGCGAGCCAGATCATCGCGCTCGTAAGCTCCGTCGTGGGCGCGCTGGGGCTGCTCCTCTCGTTCGTGGTCTTCCTCACGAACAGGCACAGGGCGTCGAGCGAGGACGCGATGCGCAACCAGCTCGTCAACGACAAGCTCGACCGCATAAACGACATGGCCAAGGAGACCCGCGACAACACCCGCGAGATGAGCAGGATGCTCAACGACCACGGCCTCGTCCTGGCGAAGCACACCGAGCAGATAGCGACCCTCTTCAAGCGCGTCGAGCGCGTGGAGGAGGGCTGCGAATCCCGCCACAAGGTCGGCGGGACCGACTAGGAAGGAACGGACATGAACATCAACTGGAAGGTGCGCCTCCACAACCCAACGTGGTGGGCGCAGGTGGTCTGCGCCGTCGTGCTGCCGCTCGTGTGCGGCGTGGGCGCGCAGTGGGGCGACATGACCACGTGGATCAAGCTCGGAGAGACGCTTCTCACCGCCCTGGGCAACCCCGTGGTGGTCGTGGCCATGCTCGTCCAGCTCTGGACGGCCGTCACCGACCCGACCACCAAGGGCACGGGCGACTCCGAGCAGGCGATGGGCTACGAGAGGCCCAAGGATGAGTAGGGTGGAGGACGCCATCGCGCTGGTCACCTCCTACGCCGATGACGACAGCCACGGCTACGAGCTGCGCTGCCGCGACTACGGCGTCGGCACCGACTGCGCGGGCCTCGTGCGCATGTACGCCGCCGCCTGCGAGGGGCAGGACGTCTCCGACTATCCCGACTTCGGCACCTGGAGCGAGGTGGCTACGCTCACCGCGCGCGGCTGGACCGCCACGGAGTTCTCCAAGGCCGCGATGCGGCGCGGCGACGTGCTGCTGCGCGCCTTGGGCGACTCCACGGGGCACACGGTGGTCTACCTCGGCGACAACAGGATCGTGGGCGCCGAGGGCGACTGGGACGGCAGGCGCGGCGACTCCTCGGGCAACGAGGTCACCGTGCGGGCCTACTACGACTACCGGTACAACTGGATCCTGCGCCCGCCCGCGAGCTGTTACGGGGACGCGCGCGACGAGTGGGTCCAGGCGGGCGACGGCCGCTGGTGGTACCGCCACGCCAACGGCTCCTACACTGCCTCCGACTGGGAGCGCATCGGCGGGCGCTGGTACCTGTTCGACGCCGACGGCTGGATGCTCACGGGCTGGCAGCAGGTCGGCGGGAGGTGGTACTACCTCTCCGAGACCCACGGAGACCCGCCGTACGGCTCCATGCGCACCGGCTGGGTCCAGGTGGGCGGGAAGTGGTACTTCCTCACCGACGACGGCTCGATGGCCACGGGCTGGGTGCGCGACGGCGGCAGCTGGTACTGGACGGACGAGGACGGCTCCATGCACGTCGGCTGGAAGCAGGTCGGCGGGAAGTGGTACTGGCTCAACCCCGACGGCTCCATGAGCGCCGACGAGGTCAAGATGATCGGCGGCACCTTCTACGGCTTCGACT